TGGGAATGTTGTACCATCACCCTTAGTAAAAGTAATTGTGTTTATAAATGCTGATGCAGTTACTAATGAAGATGCAGTTACAGATGAACTAACAAAACCTAATGCGGTTATTTGTGCAGAAGATGAAACAGTTCCTGCTGGTATTGTACTACCACTAACATCAGGTATTACCACACTAAATGTAGATGTATCTCCTTTTGTAAATGTCAAAGTGTTTCCACTAAATGATGCAGTTGTTAAACCTAAACTTGCAGAAGTAAATAAACTTGCGGTTGCAGTATTTAGATTCGTTATAGAGGTAGCAAAGGAGCTCGTAGCTGAGTTTAAATTAGAAATTGATATATTGACACTAGCCGATGTACTTTCTAAGTTATTTAGTCTATTATTTGCACTTTGTGTAAATGTATTATACCCACTATTAATGTTTAATTGAGATGCAGTAAATGCATTCAATGCTACAAATGATGCTGCCGAACCCGATGCATCTAAAGCATTTATTTGTGATTGTAAAAAAGTATCAGTAACAGTTAATGATGCTGATAAATTATTTATCGTAGTATTTGTACTTTGAGAATATGCATTGAATGATGAAGTAGTTACAAAACTACCAGTATTAATTACAGATGCAGTTATATTAGCTGCGTATATATTTCCTGAAGAACTTATGTTAGTTCCATCAAAAGAAATATTTAAACTTGTTCCCAAACCATCTTGTAATTGCGTCATTTGACCTGCAACTAAAGCATTGTTAGTTCCTAAGTGTGTTAATGACTGATAACTTTGTGATATATAAAGACTACTTAAACTTCCCATTTATTTTTTATTTTATAATTTTAAACGTATTGCCATTGTCTATACGCTACCGCAGAACCAGAAGACCAGTTTTGCGGAGTTGTACCCCATATTTGTGGTGTTGTCCATAATTGACAATATTCACAATTACCAAAATCAGCGTAAGGTATTTGTAATATTGGTAAGTTTACAAAATTATAGTCATCTTCTCCACTAAATGTGTCAATAATAGTATAACACACAAAATTGTAATAAGTATCAATGTTAGGTCCGTTAGGAGGTACTGCATTTTTAGTAGCAAATACTTGTCCAATCGTACCAGGTTCTGCTAAAACAGCTTTGTATTGTTGTTGAGTTTCACAATTTTCAATTATATATCCGCTACCAGAGGGATTAACTAAAAAAAAAAGGCAACGATTTCGGTCGTTGTGAGTTGTTAAAGTAAACTCTACTTGCCAACCGGCCAAACCATTATCGAATCGTTCGGCGAATGGTGTACAAACAATATCATCGTTTATTTCAAAACCGGCAACCCCCCTTTGCGTATAAGATGTTAAATCATTAATTATTGCTAAAGTGTTAGCCCATACATCTGCTTTATCATCTACTCCAAATAGTGGAATTAATTGTTCGTTGTTTGTTGGGTTTGATTCGTTATTCTTATTCTTAACCTTATCAGCAACAATCAATTGAACTTTGTAATTTGTTACATTAGTTCCAAAATCACTTTCTAATATTAGAATATTACCCATTGGATATGCAGGAAATTGTCTTTCTCCAATATCCCAAGCATCACCAAAGGTAACTACTTCAATAGATGGGTGATTACTCATTATTGTTTTAAAATAATTTATTACATTATAGTAAAGTGAGTAATTAGTACCTGTATTATGTATTATTTGTTGGCTCATATTAGTTTGGATATAAATCAAATAAGCAACGATTCTTATCGTTGTGTGTTGTTAGTGTAAATGTTACTTCCCACCCTGCTAAACCTGAATCAAATCTCTCGTGAAAATTTGTACAACTAATGTTTTCGTTTATTTCGAATCCAGTCAAACCTTTCTGAATGAATGCAGTTATATCATTCATTATACTCATTGTGTTTGCCCATATATCCATCATGTCATCAGTTCCATAAAATTGAACTGTTTGCTCATTATTTGTTGGATTAGATTCGTTATTTTTATTTTTGTATTTATCAGCTATAACAATATAAACTTTCCAATCAGTAGTAGTTTCTTTAAACACTGCTTCTTTAATAACAATGTTTGCTACTGGATATGAAGGAAATTCTCTTTCATCAAATTCTTCTAATTCTTCATTACCTACTCCTGCTATTGAAGGATGTTGTGCGCAATATTCTGCTAATGCATTAACTAAGTTATAGTATAATGAATAGTTTACATTTGTGTTTGAAATTATTGCACTCATATTGTTTACAATTGTATACCGCCGAAGTATTGATTACTCTGGTCAGCATAAATTTGTGTTTGATTACCAATTGATTGTAAATATTGAGGTATATTTTGAGAATATGCAATTAAATAATTTTGTAATCTCAATGCATAATAATCAGCATTTTGCTGTGCCTGTGCTTTTAAATAATCTATTTCTCCTTTAGTTGGTGCAATTCCTTGCTCTGATTGTTGTTTAACTGCTCCATTGGATTTAAACTGAACCGATGAAAATGGGATGTATTCCACACAAGCATACCATATTAAAGAGTTCTTAATATAATCATCCAAAAGGTCTTGATAATATACAGATAAGCTACTAACAGTATTAGCAACTATTTGGTCTTGAAGATATCCGAATAGGACTGTTCCTAATAAGTTCTTTAAGTACTTATCTTGTGCCGTTCTTACGAATGGCAAAAGAGCATCTGCATCAATAGCACCCTGTAATGGAGTGTTCTTAATGATATCGTTTCTGTTTATAAAAAGTGCGTATGCCATAATTAATCGTTATATGTTTCGTATTCTTTGTTGAAAAATGATTGTGAAGTTCGAACAAAACTTACATTTGGTTGTGGTTCTGATTCTAAAATAGCATCAGATGTTGATTGGTCTTGCGGTTCTTCTTGCGTTGCAGGATTCTCTAATGATTTATTAGTTTCATCTTGTACCTGCTCTACAGACTTACCAGTCTCTTCAGCAGTTTGTGATAAGATTACTAATGGAGTTAATTGTTCAAAGAATAATTCCATTTCATCATATCCACCACAAGTCAAAGCGTAATCTAATGAGTTTAGAATTAGATTTTGGAATGGAGAGATTGTCATTGTTTGCATAATAGAGAATGCTGTTTTCATCTCCTCTGATTGAGAACTAAAACCATTGTTAATAGTTCTAATACCAAATAATAATGGAGAGGTAACTCTATGAGCAACCAGTATTCTATCCTGTGTATAATCTGCAACATATTGGTATTTCTCATGTAAGTTTTCAATATTAATTACATCAATAGTTGGTTTAGTAGCAGGGTCATCATTAAATGATAACATAAACCTTCCTGCATTGTCCGTACCTGTAAACTTAGCTTGAACTAAATCTTCAATCGTTTCTCTTTCTTCAGGTGCTGGAATTCCATTATTGAAGTTCAACATTACTGCAGGTAAGAAACCATTTGTAATATTGTTTATGTGTAAGTTACTAATTTCACCTTCACTCATTGCGAATTGCATTGCTGCTACCCAATCAGGTAGTGAATAATAATATAAACCTGGTGAGTAGTTCTTTATGTAAAGGATTTCACATTTCTCATTTGATGTTTCAAACGCAGGTATTCTCTTTTTATCTTTAATCTTTCTTTGGTCAGACCAATCAGTACAATAGAAATAATTCTCAATCTTTGGATTAGAACTAATTTTCTCTGCTCTTAAATACTGAACAGGTACGTGAAACATTTTAACTATCTTTGTATGTTCATCATTCCAATATACTTGGTATGCTGCATTACCATATAATTTTAAATCAAAGGCTACTCTTTTAGTTTCCTCCTGTGGGATTATCTTTTGAAGAATCTTATCGTATGCTTCATTCTTGCTATACACTCCTTTACCAAATATCAAATCAGCTATACCTTCTATACAGGCACTATTGGTTGTTGATACATTGTAAGTTATTGTAACTGCATCAAAGAAATCATCGTGTCCATAAACACCAAATGGAATCCAATTATAACGTGTTTTAGTATCTTCTGTTATAAAAGGAAGCTGATTATTATTTACATTAACGATAGAGAATTTTTGTTGTTGTTTCATATTATTTCATTATGATATATTTGTTCTCACTAACACTTGATGATATTGGTGGAATTTGGTTTTCGTATTCTGATTTTTCTGCAGATGATGATTTGTATGCCTGTAATGAACCATACCATATTGTATTACCGCCTGTATTAAAATCTAGGTTTGCTGCTCCTGAATTATAAAGTTCTAATCGGTATTCACTACCTACTATTGCCCCACTAATACTTGCAGTAAACCCTAACATACT